CCTTGGTCAGCCACGGCGACGGCATAGTCCAGGAAGGCGACCGAAGCACGTGCACGAGGTGTGGCCTCGTGTGGGACACCGGCGACCGGCTGCCCCCGCTGTGCCAGCGACAAGACGGCCTCGTCGGGCCGGACTGGGGCTACATCTTCAGGGACCCCTACGAAGACCCGAACTTGCCGATTATATGGCCCTGCATCGCGGCTATCATGATGTTGATTGCATTCGTTGTCATGTACGGGCTATAAAGCAGCTATGTCTCTGCTAGGTAAAGCCGAAAAGCTGGCCGCCCAGTCGGGCGCGGCGAAAGTCAAACCGCGGATACCTCCTGAGGATATCGACGCGGTAATTGGCTATAAGCCGCGCCCGCTGCAGGCCGAGCTGGAGCGACAGGAGAAACGCTTCAACGTTGAGACGCTTCACCGGCGCTTCGGCAAGACTGTGATGAAGGTGGCCAAGCTGGTCCGCCGGGCCGCCTTCTGCCCGTTCGACAACGGCCGCTATGCCTACCTGGGGCCGACCTACAGTCAGGTGGAGGACATCGCATGGGCTTACCTCCAAGACTACGCCCGGAGGATATACGCCGAGCTGGGGCTGATCGAAAAGGAATGGATGGACCGAGGAAAGATGGCCGCGTTCCTCCCCACCCGGCAAGGCAGCACGGCGCGCATCAGACTGTACGGCGTGGACAGTCCCAAGCAGCGGCTGCGCGGCCTATACCTCGACGGCGCCGTCTTTGACGAGTTCGCCTGGATACCCTGGTCCGTCTGGACCCAGCAGGTCCGGCCGATGTTGTCCGACGACGTACGGGCTGGTGTTGATGAGCTAGGCCGGATCAACCAGTGGTGCGACTTCATCTTTACACCGGCGGGCCGTAATCACGCCTACCAGATATGGCGCAAGGCTATGACTTGGGCGGCCGGCGAAAGTTTGATCGAGGAGGATGAGGCCACCGGCGAACAGGTCCGGACCTACCGGGACGATTGGTGGGCCTGCCGCTATAAGGCCAGTGAAACGGGTATCCTGGCCCAGAGGGAGCTTGAGGACGCTTTCCGAGACATGGGCCGGTCGGTTTTCGAGCAGGAGTATGAATGCTCCTTCGACGCCATGTTGGAGGGCGCGATCCTGGCCCGAGAGGTCGAAGAGGCCCGGCAACAGGGGCGGATCGGGGTTTTCCCCTGGAATAAGCTGCTGCCGGTCCACACGGCTTGGGACCTGGGTTGGGACGACGCGACCGCGATCTGGTTTTTCCAGGTAGTCGGCCGGCGGGTCTACGTCATCGACTTCTATGAGGCCCACGGCGCCGGCTTCGACCATTACGCCGATGTACTGGCCCAAAAGGGCTACCGCTACGGCAAGATGTACTTCCCGCACGACGTCGAGGTCCACGAGCTGGGGACGGGCAAGAGCCGGGCCAGTGTCCTGAACAGCCTGGGGATCAGGGTGACGACCGTGGCGAAACACAACGTCCTCGACGGGATCGCGGCCATGCAGGCCCTACTGCCTCAGTGCTGCTTCCACGAGGAGGCGACGCACGAGGGGCTGGACCGGCTGGCCCTGTACCGCCGGGAGAAGGACGAGAGCCGCGGGGTCTTGCGGCAGCAGCCGCTCCACGACTGGACCTCGCATGCCGCTGACGCTTTCCGGTATCTGGCCATGGGCGTACGATTGGACCGGGGCGACACCGGCGTTCCGACACCCGAAACCACCACCCACGCAGTCTATTGAGGGAGAACTACCATGTCCGTAATCACTCGCCTTCCTTACCATCTCGCGGAGAAGTGCTACTACGCCTTCGGCGACATGGAGCTTCCCGAAGTCGAAGTCGTGTCGAATTATGAATACACTCGCTGCATTTCGGACGACGACGGGACTGTTACGATCCAAATCCGCTCTCGGGACTACGGATGCCCGGTCGGCTTTGAGTTCGTGCACGAGATGGGCCACTGGTATCACTGCACACAGTTCCCGTATCTTACCGAGGAGTTGCCGGAGAAGCGGGCCGAGGCCGCCGCCCTCTTTGTTGAGATGGTGGTTTTCATGGACCCCGACAGTCCCTATTTCCGGAATGACTGGCTTCGGCGGGTGCCGCACTTCGACAGCTCGGTCGTCGGCTTGGCGGTTATCGCTTTCGGACTTTACATGAGCGAGCCCGAAAACTTCCACCATATCGTCGAACACTATATCCTGGGTGACGAATGATTGGAGATGCTTCGAAACCAGACCTGAGCCCGCCGAAGCGGCTGAAATATGCCCACGGCGGTGGCCCCCGGCTGACTTCGCCGATCCAGTACGCCGAAAGTAGTCTGGGTCAATATATGCGCCAGGCCGAGAACATGCCGGGCTCCCCCTTCTTTTTGGACTTGGAAAAGAGGCCAGAACGTGATAAGGCTCGGTTCTGGGCCATGTGGACCCGGCAACAGGAGGCCCGCTCCTGGGGCATTGCCGGGCAGTTCGACGAAGGAGGGGCCTAATGCGGATTTTCTATGACCCCCTGACCATCGGCCTGTCGGCCATGGGCGGGCTGCTGGCCGGGCAGATGTTCGGGGGTATGGGCGGAGGTGGAATGCAGGCCCCGCCGCCCTTGCCGGAGCCGGAAGAGCCCGACTTGCCCACCGCGGAGGAGACGGCCGCCCAGGAGCGGGAAGCTCAGCGCAAAGCCCGCCGGCGGCAGCGCCTGGCCGCAAGTGAACGTGAGGGCCGCAGTGACACCCTTCTGGTTTCCCAGAACCGAAATCAGAAAGGGGCCGTCGGTAAAAACACTCTATTGGGAGGAGGCTCCTAATGCGCATTTTCTATGGCCCGGTGACCAGTCTATTCTCCGGGCGGCCTGATCCGGTCGTCGTTCAGCAACCGGCGCCGGCTGCACCCGATCCCGAGCCTCCGGAGACCCCGGCCGAAACGGGCCGGAACATTCGCCGGCGACGGGCTCGTTCCACCCTCCTGACTGAGCAGCAGCGCGACGCCGGTGGCCGCACTACCCTGCTCGGGGGCTAATCATGGCCGAAGATCAATCGGTTGACCTGCAATCGCTCGTTCACGCCATTACCGTCCGCGATGAACACCTGCGGACGACGCGTTCGGACGTGGAAGCCTACTGGCAGGAGATTTCCGAGTATGTCCTGCCTCGGCGGGCGACCTTTACCGAGGAGGTCAGCACGAACGTCAAGCGCAACCGGCACATCCTCGACAGCACGGCGCCCAGGTCTCTGGAACTCTTCGCCTCATTCTTCCACACCATGATGAGTAACCCGGCCCGCAAGTGGTTCCGGATGGGGATCATGGGCCAGAAGGTGGAGAACTTGCCGGCGATGACCCGGCAATGGCTTGAAGCAGTCGAAGACCGGATGATGGCCGAAATGGAGGGCCAGTCGTCCCGTCTATACACGCAGCTTCACACTCTTTACCTGGACATTGGAGCTTTCGGCTCGGGGGTCCTCTATGAAGATGCGCCTTTCGACCAGCTACGTGTTCAAAACTTCCACCTTTCAGACGTGGTTTGGGAAGAGAACGCTTTCGGTCAAGTCCATGCGGTCTATCGCCGCTTCAAGATGTCGCCGAACCAAGCGAAATCGCGTTGGCCGGATCGCGATCTTGGTAAATCGCTCGAAAGTACGCGTAACCAGCCCGACACCCTCGATTTCATACATGCCGTCTTCCCGGCTACCAAGGGCTTCGACCTGGCCGAGAAGCTGCCGGGCGACCTCAAGCTCACTACCGCTTTTGAAACCCCGGGCGGTCCTCAATTTGCGTCGGTTTTCATCAACGCGACTGACCGCCGGGTGATCGAAATTGGAACTTTCCAGGAGTTCCCTTACCAAATCCCCCGCTGGTATCGCGTCCAGGGCCAGCCGACCGGCCGCTCGCCGGCGATGACGGTATTCCCCGACATCAAGATGGTTAATCGCATGATGGAGACCATCCTGAGGGGAGCCGAGAAGCTGGTCGATCCGCCGTTGATGGTCCCGGACGGTGGCCTCGTGTCGCCTATCCGGCTCTTCCCCGGCGGTATCACGTTCACCGAGGGCCAGACGGACCCGAAGCCTCTCATTCCGCCGGGGGCCAGTCGGATCGACGTGGGCGATCAGCTTCTGCAGCAGCGGCAGCAGGCTATCCGGGACGGCTTTTTCGTCAGCCTGTTTCTAACCCCGGATAGCCCGGTCAAAACAGCTACCCAAGTCTTGCAGGAGGTCAACGAGCGGAACCAAGCTTTGGCCCCAATGCTCCTCCGGCAGCAAGACGAGCTATTCCATGGTCTGATCGCCCGCGTCTTCGGTCTGCTGAACCGGCTCGGGCGCTTCCCCGATCCCCCGCCGGAGCTACAGGGGCAGGAGCTGGATATCAGCTTTGTCAACCCGCTCAATAGTTCGCAGCAGCAGGTCGAGGGCATGGGAACACTCCGGATCATGGAGAGCCTGGCCCCCTGGGCTCAGATCGACCCCAGCGTCTTCGATCTGTTCGATCCGGACGCGGTTGCGAAGACCGTATTCGAGGCGTCCGGTGCGCCGGCCAGCATCCTTCGGTCTAGCCGGGCCATCGCCGGCATTCGGCAGCAGCGTCAGCAGGCTCAGCAGCAGCAACAGCAGTTCGCCCAGGCTACCGAGGGCATGAGCGCCGCGGCCGATCTAATCAAAGCGACAGGTGGGGGACAGCGAGGTGGATAGGATATCGCCGGCCAAGCTGATCGAAGCGTATCAGCTCCTGGCTCAGACGGAGAGTGGGCAGATCGTCATCAACGACCTGCTTCGCCGCTTCGGCTACACCCGGAACACAACGTTCCAAGAGAACACGGCGACCATGGCCTATTGTGAGGGCCAGCGGTCGGTCGTCATCTACATCGGCCGGATGCTCGATGCAGACCCGGCTGCCCAGGAAGCACTAGATAAGGGAGAAATGACGTGACCCGCATCTTCTACAATCCCGAGGGCGAGGGCACAGAGGCTCCGGCCGGCGGCACCCCGGCGGGGAGTGAGGCTCCGGCCGGCCAGGCCCCGGCGACTAAGCCTGAGCCCGGCCCGGCCCCGGCGGCGACCGAACAGCCGTGGTATTCCTCGTTGCCCGAGGACCTGAAAGCTGACCCGAGTGTCACCAAGTTCAAGACGCCGGAGGACCTGGCCCGGAGCTACGTCGGCCTGCAGAAGATGGCCCATAACAAGGACCCGGACGCGTTCATCCCGGTCCCGGCTTCGGACGACGACGGCACTCAGCGCCGCCAGGTTCTTCAGAAGCTCGGCCTTCCGGATAATCCGGACGGCTACGAGCTGCAGGCGCCCAAGGGCGCCCCGGAAGGGTTCAAGCCCGATACGGAAATGGCCAAGGCGTTTCAGCAGGAGGCTCACAAGCTGGGCATTCTGCCCGACCAAGCTCGCGGGCTCTTCGAATGGTATGGCCAACTGACTGGCCAGACCATGCAGGGCCAGCAGGCCAAGCAGCAGGAGATGGTCCAGCAGAATATCGAGGCCCTGCAGAATGACTGGGGCGACGCCTTCGACACTCGCGTGAGAACCGCCAACTTCGCCGTTAACGTCTTGGAAGAGAAGACTGGCGTCGGCGACGGTGCGCTGCTGCAGAAGCTCAACGACGCCGGTCTCGGGAATGACCCGACCGTCCTGAAGGCCCTCTACGAGATGGGCCGGGTCTACAGCGAGCAGGGCCAGACGGCCGGCGGTGAGCGCGGAAGCACCAACTTCGGCACTGCGCCCAATGAGGCTCGGGCCAAGGGGCAGGAGCTGTTGCGTAAGGCCATGGATGCAAGAAACCCGGCTGAGATGCGGCGGCTCAACGAGGAAGCCCAGAAATACTTCAAGCTGGCTGCCAAGGAGTAAATTTCGTAAACCCTGTCAGGAAAAGTCTTGACAGGGTTTACAAACAGCCGTATATGGAAACGTGAAAGAGTTTAAGTCTCCACGGCCCGATGAAGCGACCAACATGGCCGAGCCCGGTCGCTGGATTGGATAACCGGATAGGTAGACTGCGCTCGTAGCAGTTAGAAACCCAATCCGAGGTGGAGAAAGGCAATGTCCGTTTCGATCCCCCAGTCGTTCGTGGATCAGTTCTCCGCGAACGTTCACATGCTTGCCGAACAGCGCATGAGCCGCCTCCGTGGCACCGTCATGGAAGAGCAGGTCACCGGCGACAGCTTCAGCCGCGAGCGCATCGGGAAGACGCAAGACACCGCGAACGAGATCACGACCCGTCACGGCGACACCCCGCTGAACAACACCCCGCATTCGCGTCGGTGGGGCTACATGGTCGATTACGATGTGGCCGACCTCATCGACCGTCAGGACCGGGTGCGTCTGCTGATCGACCCGTCTTCGGCCTACACCCTTCGTCATGCCGGCGTCATGGGCCGTACCGCGGACGATACGATCCTTGAAGCCCTCAGCGGCAACGCCACGGCTGGCCATGCCGGCGGTACTACGGTCGCTCTCCCGTCCGCCCAGAAGGTGGTCGCGGGCGGCGCCGGCCTGACCGTCCAGAAGCTCATCGACGCCAAGGAAATCCTCGACGCGAACGAAATCGACGATATGTTTCAGAGGTATTTCGTTCTCTCGGCCAAGGATATGTCGTCTCTGTTGGGTGATGACCGGGTGACGTCCGTTGACTTCAATACCGTTCGGGCTCTGGTCCGGGGCGAGATCAACGAGTTCATGGGCTTCACCTTTATTCGCTCGGAACGCCCGGCGATTGTGACTGGGGCCAGTGCTCGGAAAAACTACGCCTACGTCCAGTCGGCGGTGATGATGGGTATCGGCGATGGCCCGCAGTCGGTGGCGACCGTACGGCCCGACAAGCGGATGGCCCAGCAGATTTACACCTGGGGCACCTGGGGCGCCGTCAGGCTGGAAGAGGAACTGGTCGTCGAAGTGGCGAACGACTACAGCTAAATCGGTAGGGGCCTCGGCCCCTACCTCCGACTAGGAGGACCAAGACATGGCGACCTACAATTCCGCCCAGGAAGACGACTTCCGGGCCACCCCGAACCGGCGCGTTGCCCCGCCCGAGGATACTGGCGAGCTTCGCGTCATGCGCTTCAGCTTCGACCAGGCCACCCAGGCCAGCGGCGCTGCTCTAGACGGCGACGACATTATCCGGCTCGGCCGGCTCCCGCTGGGCGCCCGCGTTCTCTTCGCCGAGCTGGAAATCGGCACGGCCAGCGGCAATGCTGATATCACGATGGATATCGGCGACACGAACGACGTGGACCGATTTGCTGATGGTCTGGCTACCAACTCGGCCACTCAGCTCGATTTCGCCAACACGGTGGCCCTGCACGGCCTGCTGAGCCATCGCGTCGGCACCGGCGATGCCACCGGGCGTGATCCGGTGGACAATCCGGCCGACGACGTTGACGAGCAGTATGTCCAGGCGAAACTCTTGGACGCCGGCTCTTCGGGGGTCTCCGCCGGCACCGGCTTTCAATTCGAGGGCTACATCGTTTACGTTCAGTCGTAACCGAGGTTTCCCTTGACTTCACTATCGGGCCTGCCATACTAATGGCAGGCCCATTTACTATCAGAGCGGGGGTTTAGCAGCATGGCGGTCGTTTCCAGGGGCTTTGA